ATTATGAAGTATATTTTGATTTTGTTTTGCTTTAACCATAATACTATGAATGATTTCTTTATCTTGTTTCAATTTTTCATTTATAATTGATGACTTTTTGTATTTATTGTCCAAGTAATCTTCAAAAGCACCACGAAATAATTCAACAAATTCTCTTATCTCAATTTCGCTTTCTTTATTCTTTTCAATGGGAATTTCGACATTAAATATAAATCTAGTTATATAAGTATAAGGAATATTATTAGCTTCTATACCTGAATCTCCAATAAGTTTAATAATTTCATTGAAATTAAAATTATCAAAGGTTTTTATAGAGTCTTTATTATTTGACAAATAGTCTTTTATAAACTCCTTATATAATCCACCAATTTTATCTAGAGCTAAAATAAATTGATCTCTTTTATCTAATTTGATTTCTTTATAAATATACTCTCTTAAACTATTCATTTACACTATACCTTCAAGATCCTCAAAGCTATAATTAGGTCGCATACCGTTTCTAATATTTTGCTCATTTTTCTTCCAAAAGTCATGTGTATGACTTAATCTCACTAAATTAAAAACATTGATTTTTAATAATTCATCTATCCAACCTCTTAATGTATCGTCAATTTCTATATTATAGACATCAATATTTTCATCTATAATAGGTTTATCTTTAAACTTTTTATACTTTTCATATGTTGCTTTGTCAACAGGTCCGTATGGCCAAGCCTGTAAATTTCCCTCTTCGAATATTCTTCTAGCTCTTTCTTTGTATTGTCCATCAGCCCCATTTGTCATAAACGCTAATAAAAAATACATAACCTTTTGTAGTTGTAAATTAGTAACAGGAGTGTCTGTTTGATTAGCCCTTTGAATAATCATATCTGCTATTTCTCTCATTTTCATCACCTCTTTAAAAGCAATATCTATCTTTATTACTTATTTTTTTATCCTCACTATTATATACCTTATTTCCTAAAATCGTACACCTATAATTAAAAATTTATAAAATAAATATTTTTATATGAAGAGAATATCTAAAATAAACCAATCTACTTTTTAAAACCGTCTTCACTAATATTATCAATAAACACTGGTGTAGCTACATTCAAATCTACCTTTTCTGTAAACAAGCTGTGGTACTTCCCTAACATATCTCTTGCTTTTAAACGATCACTTGGCTTGATTGGAACTTCGACAAGCTCCACATGTTCATTGTAAACGAGGTTCATACGTCCAGTGTCTGGGTTCTTTTCAAATGAACTTCGCTTTACCACCACTTCTTTTGTTTCAGTCTCATCACCGACTGCTGCATTGGTTAACAGATGTAATAGCTCTTTGGCCGTTAAAATACTGTCGTCCATTACTTTATCCTGTTGACTTTTGATATATTCATCGACCTTTTCGTTACGTAATAATCTACTTCCTGTTACATGTGCTGAATTTGGCGCATATCCTGCTTTTATAGCGCTTTGCGTTATGTTTAGTGTCTTAATATACTCATTGACAAAACGGACTTGTCTAGGCGTTAATTCACTCATTCTATCACCTCCATTATTTTATCTAATAATTTCCCAAACCATTGTCTGACTGATTCTGTGGAACATTCTAAAACTTGACTAATATCTTTGTAACTACGCCCATGTAATAAAGCATCGAAGATATAGAATTCTTTATCTGTGGCCACTTGGTCAACTAACATCTCTAAGTGATTCTTTAGAATGTGATCATCTACATTATCAGTTTCTATCCAGTCATTTTTGTAAGTATGACCAATGCTAAAGAAATCATCAGTATTGAAATCATCATCTTTTAGTGTGTCATCATTATCAATTTGCTTATGATAGCGAAATATGAAGTCTTTTATGTGCTGCTTATCCATAGTTACACCACTTTTAACATGGGTTTCTTATGATACGCATTAACATGTTCACGCTTACTATTTTCAATCATCATATCCCTTTGTTTTTGACGCGCTATACGTTGTTTAATGTTGAGGTGGTATAAATCGACCTGTAGTCGTTCAATCACGTTATAGGGCTTATATCGACCATTAGAACGCATGTATCTTACAACTTGTTTCTTTTCTTTTTCAGTATATTGATTAAGGACAGACTTTAATATCTCCATATTACGCATAGAACGTTTTTTATAATTTACTAAACCAGCTTTAGCCTCAATAATTTTAATAGCCAACTTTTCAATAGGATAAGAGACGGATACAACGCCGAATATTTCATCACACGTTGTCGTAGAAGTATTCATATGATACATACTCTCGATTTGATACTCACACATCTGAATTTTCTTATTAATAAACACTGGGTTAAATTGTGTTAATAGTTGATACTCGGATAGCTTATTGCCATTATTACGATAATATAAAACGTTCTTAGATTTACTCAGTTTCATTTATCCACCCCACTACTTAATAAAGCCAAACCAATTAAGGCTTGGCTTTTGTCTATTTGTTTTTTCTAATATTTACTTCATCAGCTAAATCTGAAATAGTTGGAACATCTCTTACGTTTCTTTTTTCCTCATCGTTCACATCTTCTTTAAGTGCTTCTAAAATAGATAAACGTTGTTTTTCATCTAATTCAGCATTGTTAATTGATTCTAACGTTTTAGTAAATTGCATTATTTCTCAACCTCCAGTTTTTGATGCTCATTGAACTGAATTGATTTCGTATTAATAAGAAGGTTATTGAGGTAAAGCACAATCACTTCACCATATCGTTGTCTAAATAAATCATCTTTTTTCATTTCATATTGATCTATCAAGGAATCGAATTTATGCATATCTTTTCGATATTCTTCATTCATATTATTGATTTTATCAATAACGTTATTAAATTGTTTGATTGTATCTTCTAATTCACGTTCTAAACCTTGTAATTCATCTTGATACAACTCAGGAATACTTTTCCTATTCAACAATAAGTCTATGAGTTTTTCGCGCTTAATACTGTTGAATAATTCCTTCTTGGTTTCGAATCTTTTAATATCTTTTGCTTTCTCATCTTCTAATTTAGAAATCTTATTAAACGTCTTATCAGCTTCATTATCGTTGCCAGCTTTTATGTACTCTTTATATTGTGAAGATAGATTTTCAATAGTCTTTGTAGTATCTTCAATTTTAGATTCTAAATTATCAATTTCTTCTTTGTAGCCTTTTACTTCCTCGGCATATTTTTCAAATAAATGATTTGATTTCATTTATGTTAACCTCTTTCATTTCATAATTATCATGTTACACTTCAATATCTTCTAGGGCTTTTAAACGGTTCTGACTGCCCTCAATTAAACCTTTAATACTTTTGATAGCTTCTATCTTATCGGTTTGTGTTTTGATGATGTAATAGCCCCTAGCGTCTTTTTTATAGCTATATCCGATAGGGTAATGATAATTAATGATTAAGCTTGTAATGACTTGTGTTAACCATCTATTGTTAGCTTTATTCACTTCATATCCCAATTGATTAAGTAGCTTTGTTTTAGTAATATATTTATTAGACGTATTTCTTATCACATTGAGTACTTGGCGGTGTTCATTTGGTAAGTTGTACGTCTTTTCTTTTACTTCAAATTCACTCATTGTCTCACCACACTTTCTATTGTTTGCTTACTCTAATTATACCAATTTTACACTTCGAAATCAAACTTATGTTCGCTATAAACCGCATTATATCAGGTATTTAGCATTATTTCATATCCCTATTAAATCAATAGTAAAAAGAAATTTTGTAGTGAAATGTAGTAGTTTATATAGAACTTAAGTTCTTATTTTTTACACGAACAAAATACGAACAACAAAACTTTTGCCCTCTTCAAAAATAACGAACATTAACATATTTTATCTCTTTTAAATTTCGTTTACCTTATTGCTTTTATCAATTTCAAAAAAACACTTACCTTTAGTTTTGCTTCTTGACGTAATTCTTCGTACCTTGACATAACCTTATCATTTTACAACCTACCCGAAAACTTGGGGTTTTTACTTCTTCTTGATTCAATTGCTCGTACCTATCCCTTTTCGCACCATTTTGCAACCTTGGTATAAACTTGGTATTTTTCAGAAACCTTTGTATAAAACATTGTTTTATTTCTACCTCAAACATTCTATACCTCGCCCTTTTTAACCTTGTTTACCCTTCCGAAACCTTTCCTATTTTTTGTTCTCAGAGTCTGCGCACCTTTGGGAAACCTTTGGGTTTTAAAAGCCAATACCTTTACATAATCATATGCTATCTACCTTACTAATATAGTTGTTTGACCAATGCCAATTTTTATATTCCAAAAACATTTTTCAAGCTATGTCATTACTTAGTCGAAGCTTTTTTAATTCCCTTAAAAAATTTACATTAATTGGCATTAATTACATGTACAAATGCATAAC